AGATACAAGAAACCTTCAATCAACGACTTGATAACTACTTCAATGAATTGATTGCACCAACTCGACTCATGGAAGGAACTGAGATGGAACACATCAAGACTTTGCTTGGAGCGTCGGCGTACAAGTTTTACGAGGAAGCGGGATACAGTGTTCAGACGTACGCAGGAGGTATGCGGGGCATTGTGAGTTATGGTGGTGACGAAATTTCTGTTCTTCGTCATGGTCCTCGAAACTGGGAGGTGCGTGACACTGATGGCGATTCGTTTTGGTTTGGTTCTCAGTGGGAGTTGCTGGCCTGGTTTGGTGATCGATTGTGAAGCGTAGGTCGCATCATGGTGAGGGTGACGATTTTGTCGCCCTCACCAATTGGAAGGTTTCTAATTTCATAACGAATGTGTTACTGAAAGATTATCACATTGCTTATTATAGCGATACTGGCCGGATTCATTATTGGAGGAATGGATCGAAAGAATATCACATAATTTCGATTGATAGTATAACTTCAAGCAATACAGGTATAGAAAATGGCATCTATCGATGAATCAACAAAGATTTTTCTACAAGATTTGATTGAATATGCTTGTGAAGGCAATGAGGTTTTAGTTAAAACAAACAACCTTCTATTTAGCACTCGTAACAATTCGTCGTTTATGACGTGGATTGTAATCTACATGGGCCAACGTTTTTCATTGGTAGTAGAAACGGGAGCATTCGATATTGTTAATTCAGCAATTGCCAATTTCATCTTAAATGTGGACAGGAAATTAAATGACACAGACAATTCTTGAGCGCACGGGCGATAGCAATTGGTACATTAAGCATACATGTCTTAATGATACTCCTGAGCGGACGGCCGCTTGGGTTAAGTCATTGAAGTGTGATTGTGATGTCAATTCAGACGACTAAGAGAAAGTTACGTCATTACGGAATGAGGGAGTTTTATACTCCTGCTGGAGGCAACATTCTTTATTGTGGTTGCACAGCATTTCGCCTGATTAATGATTACACAATGGAAGTGTGGAATCACTTTGAGACAGAAAGTGGAACAATTGTTCATTATGATTCGATGAATGAAAGAAATGAAGCATTGTTGGAGATGGGTATGGAAAGCATGGGAGTAATTTAATGTATCACTTCAGGGAACTGGCTAAGAAACTTAATCTGGTAGATCAACTATCCGACTATGACATTGCTGTCAGGTGTGATCGGATTCTGATTGATGGCCTTGATTTTCGCCTTGACGTTTATGGTTGGCCAGATAATCGTGTGGTGTTTTCGGATAAGACTACTGGACTAAACACCATTAAGCGCTACGGTCATACTGGTGGTGAACAGTGTCGCAATACTTGGTTTGAGATGCTTAATGCGATTGGAGTTGATACTACAGCGGCTGAGAACTGAGGACATACTTATCCCCCGGAAGTGGTTGGTTCCTTCCGGGGGATAAGTGTTTATGGGCGTTCTGCGGTGCGTGCGAGACGCTCCCACGCGGCCCAGGTCTCGGGGCCCCATATGCCGTCAATGGTGACGCCTAGGGCTCCTTGCAGGGATTCGATGACGCGATCATGGGCGGCCTCGCTGGCATCACCCCAGATTCCATCGGGAGTGGTTCCCACAACCTGTTGGGTGTAGGTGACGCCCCACGGAAACTCACGTCCTCCCCAGTTGCTGGCCTTGATTACAGCACACATTCGCTTCTCGGTGTCTACACCTAGGATGTTGTCCTGTACCGCACCGAGAATTCGCTGAATGTCTCGAATGTCTCCGCCAGTGGAAATGGCGGAGTTGTCGTCAACTACTCGGATACCGTATCGGGCATCGTCCATATTGCGCTCACGGCGAGCAACAACTCCACCGTTGTCCTGTGGGCCACCAATTCCCCACGTGGTGTTTCCGTCAATGCTGTAGAAAACACCTGCGGAGTTCGGAGGCTGTTCCACGATTCCAATGTGCTGCGCAACTCCAAGGCCGTCGAAGTCGAATGTGATGAGGTCGCCGGGGCGCACGTCCCATTTGTCGATGAGGACGCCACGATTTCGTGCCTGGACCTCGCGGCCGGGGACGTAGGCGCTCACCCAGTTGATTCCCACCTTGTTGAGCACCCAGGAGACGAACATATCGCAATAGGGCACGCCGCTTGCACCGAAACTGGGGGAACCGGTTACCTGGGCGTACCATCGGCCGTATTTAGTTCCTGCGTCCTTGTCAGCCCATCGGGAGTATCCGATCTCTGAGCGCGCTGCGGAGATAATGTCTGCGCGAGTTACCATATTTACTCCTTGCTGGGAACGTTTCGGCTGGCAACACCGAAGAATGATGCGAATAGGAAGTCGAGCGCGGCAATCTTGTCGCCGTCAAACACTCCCCAGACACCGAGGCAGACAAGGACTCCGGCGCTAACGACGTAGAACCAGAGTCGGTATGCGTCGGGGATGAAGGGCGGTTTAGGGGCTTCATGGTCACCCATTGTTTTTCTCCTTGAGGTAGGAAATGATTTCTCTGAGTTGGCGGTTCTGTGCGTCTACGCTTGATCCGCCGTGGTTTGGCTTGACATGATATTGCACGTCTTTTAATTTGTCTTCAATATCTTCAAGCCGATCTAGAACACTAGGTGTTCCGTCTTTCCCGTCCCAAGCATTTAGCATGGACGCTAAGTGGTCCATGAATCGCGTGACACGGTAGACGAATCTTACTGCGATTGTTAGCAGGGAGATGACGCCGAGAACTAGGGCGACGTCAATTGTGGTGGGGCTAATGTGTATCATCGGACAAAGATTTCAGCGAACATGTTACGAGTTTCAGGCGAGTCGGAGAAAAGACGTCCCTTTCTGTATGTGCTGCGCATGATGCTGAGTACTTTGTCACCATACATCAGTAGCCGCTCTCCTTCACGCAGGTCAGACACCTTATAGGCCCATCTTACCCTATCCCCGCGGGGCTGGCGACGCTGGGCGAACCATGTGCCACCGTCGATCCAGATAGAGACCTCTCCGTCGGGGCACCGCAGGGAGAACGCATATTTGGCCTTCCCGGTCTTTTTCATAACGAAGTCGTCATAGTTGTCTGCGAATTTGTTGGAGATGGAATAGTCGGCATAGTCCTCAGCGTAATTTGTGATGAATGAGCCGAAACGAGTGTGCGCAACTTCGGACTGAAATTGCTCACTATTCACGAAGTCGGTGACGATGAACCCTTCAGCGTGACGGCTAATTCCTTCTTTGGGTTCAATGTGGAATCGAATGAAATAGGGATTCATAATACTGACAGCATTGGAGAGCATGAGACAGCGTACACGGTCCTGATAACGGTCCACAGTTGAGTAAAAGTCCATAAAAACTTTCACCTCATCAGGAAGATACCGTAGCGAACCTTTATCAATGATGAACTCATCAAAGATAATGGTATACACATTTGGGTAGGCAATCGACTTATTGGCTTGCGCCGTAGAAAGAGGAATGAAGTATCCGATTGTCTCCCATTTCTTTCCAACCTTTCTCTGCGCGAACTGTCCTTCTACACGGAACTCTTCGTCGGGAAATTCGTGTTGAATGTCTGCGAAGAAACTGTTACGTCCCTTGAGTTCAGTCTTGTACCTACGAAGATAAATGAATTGCTGGCCCTTATTGATTGCGTTCTTGATAACAATCTTCTTAGCGCCGTAGGTCTTTCCAAGTCCACGAGCGCCCATAATCATATTAAACACTCCCGCATACGAGAGCACGTTGGAGAAAGAATAATAGGAAAACTTTTTCTTCATCAGTGTCGCCTTACCGTCCACCAGCGCGTAGCGCTTAGATTGTCTATAGACTTCTTAACGGGACCATAATACGGGTTACCACCATGTCCTACAGTAGTGTTCTGGTCCACAACCATTTCTACGTGATCTGTTTCGGGGTACACACTGCCCGTAGAGCGCCACGCCATGACGATCATGTCCCCAGGTCGTAGGAGGGCCTTCTGGGCGGCCGTCATAGCCCCAGAACCACGTTCAATGACTGCCTGCCCACGGAAGTACTGGTCGCCCGTCCACGTGCCTACGAAGACTCCGCTAGTGGCTTTGTAGGCGGCGTACATGAGTCCGCTACAGTCAGTGATTCCTGAGTTATCAGGGTCCTGACGGCCAGGACACTGACAGTAGGCGAACTTGCCTAAGCGGGCTAGGACCCATGCGAGCGCCTTGGCTCCGTTGGAACCGTCGGACGGGACCGCTCCCCCACCTCCTGGGGTAGGAGCTCCCACCTGCCCGCCCGTGATGTTCTGGACGATTTCACCGATATTTACTTCCCACAGATTGTGTCCTTTGGAGTATAGACGGTGAATTCCGAATTTTGATCGCATTGTGAGGATGTTTGAGTCATCTGCGGTAATGATGACCTTGCCACCGTCAACGGTTACTTGCTGACCGTTTTGACCAACACTTCCACCATTTCCAGGTGTAATAACACCGCCTACGCCAACATCAACGCCGCTGGTGTCTTTGTTTGCGATAATGTTCTTGGCGCCATTGTAACGATTATAGTACCTCCCCAGAACACCATTAGCCATAATGGCGTTGTACATCTGATTAAGGCCGCCGCCAGAATAGTTATTTGCTGCCTGCAAAGCATAGCGGGGCCCTTGGTGGTAGGCCACACACCATAGAATAAACGCGTCGGTGTCCGTCTCAGGATTAATGTTATATTGCTTGGCAACATTAAAATACGACTCAAGGTCCTTGGTAATCTGGTCACCCTGAATATCCTTGCTTGCAAGCAACAGATCGCGAAGACTATCCCCAGCCGCCCTACTGAGGTAGTAGGTGTTCCACGAACTTGAGGACTCGGAGACAGTTTCCAGCCGACTACGCAGGCCGGCGTCTACGCGCGCGTACTCTGCTGTGTGGGCGGCGCGCATGCGATTAAGGATAGCGGCGGCTCGAGTCCCATACCACTGTGCCAAGCCGACGGTGATGGGGTCGTTGTAGTTGATTGCCGCATAGTTCATAGACGACTCAACTTGACCAATTGCCTTGACGGCAACTTTCTTTGCGGTAGCGTCCCAAGCCACGATTTCCTCCTAAACGACGGTGCCCCCCTGATTGTATCAGGGGAGCACCGCGCATTCAGAATATGGGGTATGTTGCGTTGACGGCGAATGTCTTTTCGCTGCTTAGCCTTGCAGCAGGAACTAGTGCACCGGTATTGTCAACGATTAGCGGGAACGCTGTGGCATTATCCCATGCCGTGATGTACATGTTTCGATAGGGCCTTGCCCACGCAGGAACATTAAACATCGTCAGGAATGCTTCAAGTTGTAATACTGAAAAGATTCCGTGAATGCTTACAGTGTCATGCTTTCGAGCAATGAACATCTGTAGGTTGTTGTCATTCTTTACTCGATCGAAACTCGCACCATTCTTGAGGTTGTGCCAACCGAAATCAACCCAACCACTTCCACCTTCAAGCCAGTTATCAAACTGCCGTTGCGCAAACTCATAACCAGCAGTTCCAAAGTGAACACCAGCATCATCCGGGAAGTAGCGCGAGTTCTTGCCGTTGTGGAACCAGGACCTTGAGCCTTCGCAAACTAGCGCACCGTAGGGCTCAAGAACCTCCTTAAGCACGTTGGTTGCAGTGGCGCAGTTCATTGCCATATTCCAGTCATTGTTGAGCGGATGCTCATTATACAGGACCGGAATAACATAGATCTTTGCGTTGGGGAAAGACCTGACAGCCTTCTTGATAAACGTGGTAGCAGACTCACGAATGTCTTTCTGCCCACGAATATCATTAAGCATGTCAATGATATAGATCTGCCCCGTAAGGCGCGCACGATCACCAACGGAATCGGAGATAGCCCGGTCAATCTGAGTGTTGAAGTTGTTATCAGGAGTACTGGTAAAACCACCACCAGAATATCCATAGTTGTGAGGAATCTCGCCCTTAGCGGTAACCCACCTCTCCCAGGTTCCATTAGGCCACCCACGACTCTCGGCGTTAGATGAACCAATGATTAGCGAGTGTGGGTACATTACCCGGTGAAGCGGATTGTACCGCTTGTCACTCTCAGTTTTATTGTAGAAATTGTTGTCCACAGTTTGCTTGAGAGTTGCAAGGCGACTAGTAACATCACTACTAAGCGCGGTAGCACTAGACTTGATCTCAGTTATCTGAGAATCAATCTTGTCCTGCCACTTCTTCGACGGAACCTTCAACTTCCCACCAGCAATCGTGGGGGCCGCAACAGTATCTCCCCCATCGTCGCCAGTAAACAGTGCGGTAACCACTCGGGACTCAAAGGACTTGAGTCGCGCTTCCAGTTCTGTGCGCTTATCGTTGACGGAAGAGTCCCAGTTGTTATGCAGTTTCTCCATCTCAGTAATGAAGTTTGTAACAACCTCATTGATTCGCTTAACAACCTTATCCTGCTCTTCACCGAAACTGTTAGTGAATTCGATAACGTCAATCACGCTTCGGCGAATTCGCTCAAGCACATCAACATACGTGAGACCGTCAGAGTACGTGAAAGGGGTGACGTTGTTTAGTGATCGCGAATTAACTCGCCAAAGAGCACGGTCAATGTTGCCGAGAATCTCATCACCAGTAGCCATAGTATCCTCCAATACCATATCCGTAGATTCCACTCCCGATAAGTCCCCCAGGAGTTTTAGGGTTGTCGCTATCCCAGATACCCATGAACAGGTCGCTAATATCTGCGATAACTAGATCATCAACATTAATCAGAGTGCTGCGATAATCAGCGATAGCCCGCGCCTTACTTCCAGAGTAACCCCACGACTCGGAGTTCTGGTTATTCTGGTAGTTAGACGTTGACGACGACGTACTATCCGATTCATTCCGGGACGTAGAGCCACCACTAGTGCTGGCGTCACTAATCGACGTGGCGTAGTCACCATCGCCCGCAAGGCGTGTCTGAGGAGTGTCAGACCCAACTGTACGCCCCTTGGATTCATTGGTTCCGCTACCGCTGCCGGTCTGATGGTTGATCCCAGAGTTCTGAGACTTCCCGTCCTGGCCCGTACGTGAGTAGTGTCGATTGCCCTCAAGAGGGTCGGTGTTTTGGAGTTCAGCAAGGTACATCCTGTTATACCGGGGCATAATCAGGTCCATTCGCAATTTCATTCGCCACACGAAAATGTCAATTGTTTCGTGCCCGATTTCCTGTAACCAGTACTCACGTTTAATTCGATCGTTAAGTGTGGTCCTGTATGCTTCGTCGAAAATCGGATAACTGTCAAGGCCAATATGGTCATTAGTTATTCTGACAACGTCACGAAGCATCATTGTTGTTACCGACATTTTCACCTCCATAGGTTGTTGTATTCATCTCGGCAAGATAGTCAGACATGTTCGGGGCCGCATTGTCATCAACAGCCCAGGAACACGAGATATTAAGACCAAACATCTCATTGATCTGTTCGCAAGCAAGTAGCCTTGGTTTCATAAACGACTCACGCGACGCCAGAACCTGACCAGAGTTCGCGGCCGCTTCCTCAACAACCATTCGCTCACGCTTCTCGGAATTGACGTTCATAATTCCAAGCATTGTGAGCGCTTCTCCCCATATCTTGGACTTAGACTCCATGTGCTTAATGGAAGAGACAGCACCAGCACCAGCATTCTGATTAAGCGGAAACACACCAATCATGTTTGCAAGATTATCCATAGACATATTCTCGGTACCCCACACAACGGGCTCACCATCATAAATCCTAGAAATAAGATTCTGAACAGTAAGGCGCTGGTCCTGAGAACAAGCAACGATCATGGGGTTGCGTTCGTTGAGCAAGTCAATTTCGATTGTTCTATCAATCTGAGCAAGTCGTGCAGCATACGATAGAACAACGTCGATTTCTGGCTCCCGAACCTGATTACCCCAGATACACACACTCTCTGAGGCTTTAACCTCACGCGAGTAAATACCGTTTCGAGACACACGATAACCTGTGGGATTGTCTTGAATGTCCAACGGACCTGAAATGGTCGCAGGCATTGCCATAAACATTTCAAACATCGTGTCGAAATAGAAAACAGAGTATGCATTATTGAAGATAGTTGCTTCAATGAATCGCGGATCAATCCCGTTAGGCAGCCCCTCCCAAGTAAATCGCGAGAGGCATTTACCCATCAGTTGACGCCGGTACATGTGCTCCAACTGAATCTGCCTAGCCTCGCTCGAAGATGGAGGCTTAAGCATAATCTTATTATAGATTCCGTTCTTAACGTAATCGGTTTTAGCCATTTAGTCTCACCTTAACTCGCGTATCAATGAAGTTACGCTTAATGTTCGTCCTACCAATCCTATCAGGAGACCGCCATACAGTCACACCTTTCTCGAAGATACCTCGAATAGTTCCCTTGAAACTCTCAGGAATGTCGCCCCGCTCAAGATAACACTCAACCAGTTTCCAGTAAGTAAACTCGGTCATAAGAGAAAGAGTATCAGGAATCTTAACCCAAGTATTCATCGTATACCCGTAACGCAACCAGAACTGCCCGATCGCGTGCATGGCGTTCTCCGAAATGAACCGCATTCTACAGTCAATAACAAAACCGTGGGCCACCATCGGAGAAACGTATCCCGAGGTTTGTCCCACAACGGCAGGAGGAATGACCTGCATATCCTGTCGCTGCGCATTGATTGAAGAAATTGCCGTCTCGTAGTCTCCATTAGCAGTGAACTGTGCGAGTTCATAGTTAGTGTCGCGCACGGCCCGCTGTTGAGTCTGACTAATCTGAGACGCGCCACTAGCCAACTGATTCTGGATATTCGCCGTAGATTGTGCCTGCGAATTAGAAATCATGGCATTAACCCCGGCAGTAGCCGACTGCGCAATGCCTGCACCGACGGCTTGCCCATTAAGGCTAAGAGCACCACCTAGCGCCATAATTCCGCCTTGCGCCGCTTGCACGGTTGCTCTCATATTATTATAACGCGATTGAGAATCCGCCATAGCAGAATTACCCCACATGGTGTTCTCAGCACCGGCCGCTGTTGCAGCAATACCGGCATTAGCAATATCCCGACTAGCATTAGCCGCGCGCTGAGCACGCTGCTGCTGCCACTTGGCATTATTAATCTGGGCTGCTGCTGTGTGTGCGCTAGACGCTAGGGCGTTTAGCGCCGAGTTGTTAACCGCTGAGAATGTGGGCAATGATGTATATCCAGTACACATATCCCATGTTTCCCCGATTTCCTCACTAACCTTCCCATCTCGAATATCCAAGACATTGCCGCCGGCTACACTATTGTAGTCCCTGAGAGTGAAAAACACGGCAGGGTTAGGGGGTGCAATGTGTGAATACTGTCGAATCTTAAGACCAGGAGTTTTGACAGACTCAGGTCGAAACTCAACAGGATTGCCTGAATAAGTAGTCAACTCAAGAATGCAGTAAGGAGCCGTGGCGAACTTCTTAAACTGTCGATACTCCTCCGGGACATATTGAAGTAGTTCGTCTCGGAAATTCGCGTCATTAAGAGAATAGTCCTTGGTAATATAAATGGAAGACTTATTCATGATAGACCAAGTGCCAACATTTCCTCCGTCCCCCACGGGAACAGGGCTTCCGGCATTCAGATCAACAACCTCTTTAGGAATTAGTGTGATGGAACCAATTCCCTGAGCAACCCAAGGAAACCTACTTAAACCCAGCATTCCTTGCTTAAACTGATCATAACTGCAAGCATAAATAATAACCCCATTGGGTAGTCCCTCGGCATTGCTAGGGAAAGCAACATTCACCTTAGGGTTGCTTTCACTTCCGTAGCCCTGATTTTTATCAAGATTAACTGTGGACGTAACAACAACAGAATAATCTTGATCGTGCACCCTAGAAAGTGTCTTCCGGTACGTCCGAATAATACGGTGCTCGCCACCTAAATCAAGACCTTCAGGTTGAGTCAGCCACTTCCGACCATAACTCTCATTCGAGTCAACGGCGGCAACGCCCATATGTCCCCGCTCAAGATAGGCGTACCCAAAACTAATACGAGAATAGTAAGTAGACCACACATCAAGTTGGAGAGTCAACTGAGTAGTGTTGGGTGCAACATAGTCAATCGACGTGATGAAATAGAAAAACGTGGTAGGGGTGTATCCTTCAAAACCGGGCATGTCCGCGGGCTTACCGGGGTTCTCAACCATCACATAGTTAAACTGATTCGCAACACTAAACGGCGTAGGAATGCGAATAGGCCGCCCCTGCGCAAGATAAGTCATCTTAGACAACTCAACCTTATTCCGCTTGGGCAAAGACCGCACATAATCCCTCGGAGTCCTACCGTACGTGCTCCAATCAATAATGTCGCGGTACGTATTATCAAAAGGAACATTAACCATAGAAAGCAAAGTCCCCGCAGACCACACAGAATAGTCAAACGAAAGACCGGCGTTAGTCTCAGGGGGCATATCATAAATCTGATTCGGCATACATCCTCCTAACAAGCAAGGCCCCAACCCTATCGGTTGGGGCCTTGCTCTATTGTAGCACGGTCACTTCTTGACCTGAATACTAATCTCCTTGCTCGCAGGCTTATTGCCGTTAAGCCCCTTGGTGTCAACATTCACACCAAGAGTAAGGAACGCCTCCGGCTCATCAGGTCCGATGGTAATAACACCATCGTTGGAAACCTTAGTCCCCTTAGACTTAGCATTCTTGAGATACCAATCCGTCGCGTAACCCTTATTGGCAGGCGCAGTCTTCCACTGAATAGCCGCCTGACGAACCGCGCCCGGAGGCATGATCGTAGACTGAGTGCCGTCAGGACGACTCACCGTGAGGTTCGCGATCTCGGCGTTAGTCTCAGCCTTAGGCGTCACCACAATCGTGTTCGGCTTAGTCCCGAACGCGATCGCCGGGGTAAACGGCGAAGCACTCAAAATGGACCAATGGTGCAGCCAGTAGTTATCATACAGGCCCTCGGGGTTAGAGATGCTCCGGTTCTCAAGGAGAATATCCTTGATAACAAAGAACTGCTTACTGGTAAGAATGGCCGAAGTGTCGCCCATCTCCAGAACCTCAGACGGAACCGTAATGATATTAGACGGTGCCTCAGCATCGCCGCGATTGAAGGCCGCGGCCAGCGAAGTCACGTCAACATTCGCCTTAAACTCGGGCGTCGCAATAAGCACCAAGTCTTCAGGGCGAGCGAAAGAGTGGACACCAGCCGAGTTGAATGCAGGCGTCGGATACATCATCTTATTCGCCGCAACTCGAAGGGCCTTCAGCGCAGTATCAACCTTATCCTTGCTCACCTCAAACTGGTTAAGGTCAGCAATCTGCATCCTAAAGAAACCAAACGAATCATCGTAGGTCCTAAACAGGCGCGTCATGTAGAGAAACTCCGACCACTCATCGGAAGATGCGGCTACAGACATAATCTGAGAAATCATCTCAGAAAGACCATTATCCGAAAGGAAGGCCCTACGGAGAACGTCGCGGTTAAGCGTAATCTTAAACTTCTCCTTGCGGTTAAGAGTGTGGAAACCACTCTTGGCTGGGGGAGGGGCCTGCCCGAACACGTCGCGCTCAAGATAGTCGCGCTGCTCCTCATAAATGGTGGGCTTAATGAAGTCAAGGTGAACCTCTTCAATTGTGTCACCGAAGTTCATCATTCCCTGCTTGAAAACAGCTAGCGGGTTCTTCCACGAAATGTCTCGGACGATGGTAGAACCGATGCGGTTAATCATGGCTGACATAAACTCATTTCGAGTAATGTTGTCAGACATGATGCCGGCAATGGTTTCCTGAATATTGGCCTTAGTGGCCTCGGGAACCATGTTCTGATAGTCATAACGCGCATCGCTCCGGATGGCGTTAAGAATATCGATGTTAGTGGTGTCGTCACGCAACTGGGGCATAATCAGTTATCCTTAAACAAATCGGTAATTGACTTGGGGTTCCAACCAGAATCAGGAACCTTGCTATTCTCATTGTCGGACCTGGAAAACAGTCCCGACAATCCTGCCAACGTCTTTCCGGTACTCTTTGCAGCCTCCGTATCAATGTCTAGTGCATCAACTATAGCATTTCCAACGTCCTTCGCAGCAGTACCTGCCGTTCCGGCTGCCGCCTTGCCCACAGTGCCAAGGTCCCTGCCGACCTTCTCAGCGGTGTCCTTAGTGCTGTCCAAGGTTGCCTTAACGTCGTCCAGTCGCATCTCCTTAGACTCGGGAACGTCGTCCCCCGCGTAAGGGTTGTTAAGTTCCCTATCTGTTGGCTCAAGGGCTTGACCTAGATTGGCTTCAAGTTCTGTCTGAAGTTTAGAAACCTTGTCACCGAAAACTTCAGTGAGTTTCTGCCACGCTTCCTTAGTGTCAGCAAACGGGTCCTTCTTCTCCTCTTCAGGAACAATAGGGTCACCCGGCTTGTTGTTCCCTTTCTCCGAAGAAACCTCAACACCATCACCATCAGTGTCCCCCGGATCATGGGCCTGCGTGCCCTGGTGGTCCTTGGGGTCCTCGCCCATTGCGCGCCACTCTTCATCAGTGCGTTGACCGCCATTTTGATTCTGAGCAGCCTCAGCAGCCTTCTTGGGATTAGCGAGATCATCAGGGTTCTTAGGCGCCACCCCCTTATTGGCCTCATGCCGAGCCTTCTGCTCGGCCTTAGCCTTCTCCATCCCCGCCGCTTCCTTAGCGGCCGCCTTATCCTCCTTCTCCCGCTCCTTGCCGAGTCCCTCCTCGACACGCGAATTGATATCGCTCGCAAACTTGTTTGGGTCCTTAACAATCTCCTTCGCTGAGGGCTTAGCGGCCTCTTTGGCCTTGGCTTCATTCTTTTTCTGTTGGTAGAGTTTCTCACCAAGAATTCGCCTATTGCGAGCATCCTGGGCCTTATCGACCTCATCTTGCAGGCGCACTCTCTGTGCGTAGTCGTTTTCTTTCTTTGCCACAATTCCTCCTAAAAAGGTAGGCTAGGAACTTACGTTCCTAGCCTACCACAATACCCAACTATCCGAAAGTGATCCTGAGGGGTGCTACCCAACCGAGCGAGGCCCAGTTCATTAGGATGCTTCCTCGCAATCGGTCAGAACTCACTTAGCAGACTTGGGAGCCTTCTTGGCGAGATACTCAATAACCGCCCCCTCAACAATCTCCGAAGAGTCCTTGCGAAGCACCCAATGCATCTCCTCGAGATCAGCAACAACAGCCTTGGAGAGACGGAACTTAACAGTGGTGTGAGTAGAAACAGGACGTGCCATGATGATTACCAACCTTAATCAATCTTGAGTGTGAATGTTGTATCCTTGAGGACTGTCCCCCCAGGAACCCTTACGGGAATCAGTTTACCATTCCAAGAACCACCGCGCAACATGTCATCTAAAGTGAGTGTTGCTGCCACGTTCCGGGGCATTCCCGCAATGTGTACATCTAGTTTACCATCAATCTCCTCCGCATACTGCTTCGCACGAATGTAAACCGATTTTGTGAAAGAACTCTCATGCTTCCAAGCGCCCAGTTCTACAGGATCGACCCACAGTGAATCCGGGGGAGTTGTAGGACCAATCAGGTGCAAAGAGTCTGTGTCGGCGTACGCGAAGGTTTCATAATTATCTTGTGCTGCACTAATGGTTTTCTTTCGAGCATACGCAGTAATGAAAACACCCATCGGCGTGTAAACAGGATCACGCGTCTCCGGTTCATTCATTACCAGCGAAACTCTATTATCTTTTAGTTCAGGATGTTTTCCAGTAATGTCGGGGTTAGTTGCGAACTTTCCATACAAACTGTTTAGGTGTAGTTTTGCAATCTGTCGTAATCCTCCTGTGCTGTTTTTCTTAATTTCCATAAAATGGTCAACATAATTGTCGAAGAATCCATGTGAGCCGCGAAACTCAAACGCTCCATTCCATGAATAAATCTTGAAATCATAATGCTTTTTCCACAATTCAATATCAATGTTTGTTGCTACAACAGTTGTTGGCTCGGGGACTTCTTCAAGATATTGCGTTGGATTAAAAGAAAGATTCTTTTTAATCTGAATGCAGGGAATATGATTGGGTTTAAGTTTTGCTGTAAATGTAATCGAAGCAATATATAATGGGCGATCTGTTCTAGGTGCGCCCTCCGAATAGATCGGATCACCATAGGGGAGTAGTGCCGTTCGCATAACCGAGGGGTATAGCGAGTTAACGTCGTACACGCTTCCGACGCCATTCAGTTTCTTTGAGAATCTAGGATCCGCATAAGTGAATCCGCCACGATATGCTTTTCTGATTTCTGTGTCAATCTCAGGTGAGAGGATCGGAAAGCGACGGATAAAAAGTTTCCCCGTCATCTTCTTGTAAGTAGCCAGCGAATCACTGCCCGCCGTCAACTTCGTCATCTTCTCTGCAAACTGAACCTCGAGTGCTTGAGCAACAATCGCAACGTCATTCCGTTGATAGCGTTTCTCTTGCTCTGTAGGAATATATCCTATTGGGCGATGCTTTTCATAGTCGATTTCTAGTTTCTGGTCATGTAGGTTGAATGCCTTAGCGATTGCCGAAACGGACATGGGTAGTTTCTTAAATGAATCTCGAAACTCAACCCTATACCCTGTCTCAAAAACCACAGTAATTGAATAATACTTCCCCATGCGAGAAATCAATGAAGTAAATTCCTTCACCCCGGGTGAATCCTTGGTCCACCTATATCCATGCTTAAGCAACCAATCCAGAATGAATGTGCCGTCAAAAGCAAGATTGTGGAAATAAATGTGGGCTGCCCGTTCAGAAATATGAGACATAAATCCGTCAAGGCTAGTCCCATCAACATAATTCTGTAGTTTACCTACCTGAATAATTCCCCAGGACCAAACACGGCAATCATCCTCAGCCGTAGTCGTCTCAAAGTCCGCACAAAACGAAGGAACCTTCTTGTGGCTACGCCTAACGCCGACCCTTGCGGGCCTTACGCTTATTGATTGGCGAACCACTAAAATCGTCCTCCGGTTTAATCTTGACTTGCTTAATTTCGTTCAAGAGAGACTTAATGCTAGAATCGGCATTCTCTACATCATCATACCACAAATCTTGTCCCGAACGTTTTCTATCAAAGTATCCCTCTTTGGCGGCTTCATAGATCAGCGACAACTGATTAGCAAAGTCCCCATTTACTGTCCACATTAGCCATAGCACGTCATCGGGAATCTCGGTCAGAATGTCATATAGTTCGGGATCACCAATGACATCAAGCATTGCAGCGATCTGTTTCTTTGCCGCAGTCAATTTTGCTTGCTTGGCTGACTTAGTTAAACTATCTAACACCTTATTAGTTTTTTCCCGCATTGCCTCAGCAGACTCGAAGTTAACAGATCGCTTATCGGGATTCATTCGTTCAAGCGCATAATGTGATCCTCCGGGCAAATACGACTTTGAGGGACGGAAATCTCTAATCCAGTCGCCAACAGTCACATCTCCCATATAGGGGAGTTTTGTTCCCGCAACAGATCGTTCATATTCGTCTATATCTGCATTATAGCGTCGCACAGCATCGCGATAACGACGAACGTCTTTAGCAGAGATGGGATTACCGTGACGGTCACTATAATACCAAACGCTACTAGAATTATTAAACTCACTAAGACGCTCAAGTTCCTTCGAAGCATTCTTTAACGTAACCCTTCCTACCGCAGACTTACCCAACGGATCAAACTTGGTTCCACGAATATCGGCTCCGTCGTCACTAGTAGCCATCCGATACATTTTCCTAATGGCCCTATCGCGCTCAATCTGAAGCATCTCACGCGCCTTATCCAAGTCAGACCTATGCTCTTCGCGCCAACTTGCCTTAGCCGACTTAACCCGAGAACTACCCTGTTCCTCAGAAAGCGTATCCGGCAAAGGGTTAAAAGAAAGGGAGTCAACAAACGACCTAATATTATCCGCAGTATTCCGAACATTCTTAGCACCACGCTTAAACGCCCTATAATGCTTACCCCAATGAGACCTAACCAAACCAATCACCCCCTGCCCCCTAAGGGGCAGGGGGCAACTAGTATCCTACAGGACCACTCAGGCCAGCGTCACCGTCGTGTACTCACGACCACGACCAGACTTAGCCGAACCAATCTCAACAGCCACCGGCTCCGGCCACGACTTAACATCACCCAGAATATCCACAAGCCGCTGAATCTGAGCAACCACCGTCTGAGACGAAGTACCGAACGCATTACCGTCCTTGTCAATCACCGTAATAGCCCGACGCGTCTCAACCTCACCAGTGTCCGTATCAACAACGTCATCCTCCGTGATAACAATATCCTTGATCTCAATCGTCTTGCCACGCAGTTCCTTGAAAGAAACAGCCGAATTCTGAGCAGTAAAGAACGCCTTCTTGCCAGCAAAGTCGTCAGAGAGGGAAGAGTAAACAACAGCCATGATCGTTTCCTTTCGTGTATGGCTTGATTTCATTTCAGAGTTCTGGTATTACCCGCCCAGCCGGGAATCTAAAAGAGTGTTGGGGAATCAATATTTTCAGGAACTAGTATAAAGTTCTCATCTGTGAGTGCTGTGCACACAATGTCTTCAGTCGGTGTGTTATTGTCAAACTCCAAATTGTGAATGTCCACTGAAAGTGTATGTGTGGTGGTTGTCATTCCTCGCCTAATACACACTTCATATTTAGTTCCGAGAATTTTAAACCGTCGAATGTGATCAAATGAAGTAGTATATCTTTTAACCAGAAATCGCTTAGATTCTAATCTGTCGGAGTACGCTCTCACATAAAAATCATGGTCAGTGTAATCAACCCAGCTATCCACAACAACCAACTCCCAACCCTAGGCGCAGCCTTTGCAGCAATCATACCCCCAGCGACGCCGACAGCAATCCCGCCCGCACTAAGGCGGTCGCCATGACTGCGCACGTCACCACAAGAACAAACTTTATCATCGCCAACAGAATTGTATCGTTCATTTTCCTGCCATCCCATTTCCTTGTCGATCCAAATGAGTTCACCGTTAACATTTTCCCACATTATGCGTCCTAGTTCGAGAACCTAACCTGAAAGAGTGCCCGTTAATTGCTTCTTGGAGGTTGTTGAATGATCGGATGTATCCATGACTACCAATAAGTTCGTAGTATCCTGCGCAAACATTAATGTAAACGTTAGGAGAATAATACCACCGATTTCTGCCAATCTTAATTGGTTTACGGTCTTCCATCAAATCTCCAGCCACTTATCAATCAAAGTCATTGCCTTAATTAGCCCACCCATAGTGGTTCTAAGCAAATTGAAGTCCCATTGGAATACAATAGAATCATCGTCGGGGTTGTTGTCTAGTACAACTACGCGTGTCCCATGCACGTTAAACGCAACCCGATCGTCCTCGTGGTTGACATAATAGTCTGTCCAGCCGCCAATCACGGCCCTGAGTTTCATGCTACTGCAAGGATTGGTGTTCTGTGTGTGATTCATGTCAGTTCCTTCCATTCCCAGCGGGCTAACCCCG